ACATTGATGTCTTCCCAAGTATGCTTACCTGCTAAACGAACTCTTGAGTTATAAATCTCAATATCAATTGGGTCGAAACTTACCGATGGTCTAGTAAAGTCAATTACTTGTTTTGTTAATTCTGTTCTTGGTGTAGATACGCCGAAGTTTTCAAAAACTACTCTGAATCTATACTTTAACTTAGGCATTAATAAGCCTTGACTTGAACCTGATTGGTCTGTCGCTAATGGTGTTGTCATTCTAGTCAATGATGATACTGACATATTTTACTCCTTAATTGTGTTTAATCTTATTTATGCTAATTCAAAATCATTAAAAATCCCCAATTACATCGATTCGAAAATAAACAAAAAAATGTTAACCTAAATGGCTGTTTAGGTGGTTTCAATACCAACCACGGGCACACATAATATATAATTTATGTTTTAACATATTCTATACAATCGTGAGACAATCAAAATTAAGTTCACTCAATGAGTCATTAATAAATATATCAAGTGGATTCTTCGTATCACTAATAATATGGATTTATGTCGTTGCTCCATTATGGAACATCGAAATGACAATGTTAGATAACTTAGGTATTACAGGTATTTTCACAGTTAGTGCGGTGATACGTTCTTATATGTGGCGAAGAATCTTCAACCACCACTTACATAAAAATAAATGATTGATTTACACAAAGGCGACTGCCTAGAGATAATGGATAAACTTATTGCCGATGGCGTTAAGGTTGATTTGGTGGTTACAAGCCCACCATACGATGATTTACGTAGTTACGATTCATCAATAAATTTTGAAGATATTGTCAAAAAACTTTATTTAATACTCAATGATGGTGGGGTTGTTGTTTGGAATTGCAATGACAAGACTAAAAATGGTTCAGAAAGTTTAACATCGTTCAAAACAGCAATATTATTTGTCGAAAATGGATTTAGATTAAATGACACTATGATTTGGGAGAAAACAAACCCAATGCCTCAAGTCAAACAACCAAGATATAACCAAGTTTTCGAATACATGTTTGTTTTCTCCAAAGGAAAGCCAAAAACATTTAACCCCATTATGGTTGAATGCAAGACTGCAAATACACAATACAAATCTACATGCAAACAAATATCCAAAGACAATGTGAGAATTAAAAAAGAACTTACTATCAAACCACAGAAGGTCGATAGCAATATATGGCAAATGGCAGTTGCACAAAATAAAACTGAACATACTGCTGTATTCCCATTGGAGTTACCAACACGACATATAAAGTCATGGTCAAACATAAATGATTTGGTACTAGACCCTTTTATGGGGAGTGGAACAACAGGCATTGCCTGTAACAACTTAAATAGAAATTTCATCGGCATTGAAGTAGACGAAACATATTTTGATATAGCAAAGAATAGAGTTATAACAACATTAAAAGAATGGTTTGATTAAGGAGAAACATGGCATTAAATGAAAGCAAAGATATAAATGTACTAAGAAAATTTGACATCGACCTATCTTGGGGTCAGAATTGGGAAAAATACATTGACAACATATTTTCAGGGGTATCAACGTCAGAGGTTAAATCAGAACGTGACCAATGGCACAGGACTGGGAACATAGCAATCGAACTTGCATGTTATGGTAGACCATCTGGATTGGCAACTACCGAATCAGATATATGGGTACATAATCTAATTAAAGATAATGAACACATTTGCACACTGATGTTCAAAACACAAACACTGAGAAACTTTATTGAAAAGATGAACCCACGTACAATCTACGGTGGTGACAATAACGCATCTTTATTGTGCTTAGTACCAATCAAGGCATTAATTAACGAAGTAATGCTGTAAATGGTTGGTTTAGACGAATTCTTTACGTTATCCTCTTCCGACGAGGATAAAAAATCCAATGACTTTTTACGTTTCAAAGAACGTGATGTAAAGGCGAAGGATATATTTAGAATAAGTGAAATTCCAAAAAACACAGCATATAACTTCGTATCTCAATATCATTACTTGGGTAAAGCAAAATTCTTTGCAATATTCTCATACGGTTTATTCTACGAACATGATTTAATCGGAGTTGCTACCTTTTCAAATCCACAGGGGAACGTGGCATTAAAAGGATGGTTTGGGTTAGAGAACACTGACCAAAGCGTGCTTGAATTAAGTCGTCTTTGTTTGTTGCCTGAATTAAATGGAACAAATGCAACATCGTACTTACTAGGTAATAGTATGAAGATGTTGAAAAAAGACCACAAAATACGTGCTGTAATCACACTCGCAGATGATAGTCGTCATGTTGGTTCTATCTACCAAGTATGTAATTTTAAATATTATGGGTTATCTAATCCAAAATCAGATTTCTTTAGGGCATCTGATGGCAAGGTAAATCCTCGTGGTGAAACTAAAAACACAGAAGGTTTGTGGATTACGAGAACACGTAAGCACCGTTATTGCTATACATTAGACAAGGGATTGAAATGTCTGTTATCTGAAGTTGATACGAAACCATCACTTGACAAAACATCAACTTATTCATGCTGTGGAGGCGAAGGTACTATGCATGATAATAGATTCAATAAGACTTACACATGTCCAAAATGCTCAGGTGGTATGAAAGAAATATACAATGGAAATGAAGTGGAACAAGTAACTGATTCACCATTAGGAGATTGGTTTGGTTGATTTACACAATGGCAATTGCTTAGATGTTCTAAAAACATTATCAGATGATTCTGTCAATACATGGATAACATCGCCACCGTATGCAAAACAACGGGATTATGGTGGTGCTGAGTCAGAAGATTACTTATCGTGGATTTCACCGATGTTAGTTGAAATAAAACGAACCATGACATTGGATGGAAGTTTCTTTTTCAACATAAAGGAACATTGCCATAAGGGTCAACGAGATTTATACGTGTATAAACTTATAATCCACATGGTCGAATACTTGGGATTCAGGTTCGTTGATGAATTCATTTGGAACAAAACAAACCCATTTCCAACAGGAAGTAAAAAGCGCCTAAAGGATGGGTGGGAAAGAATATACCATTTCACAAAAACAAATGATTATAAGTTCTTCCCAAATGAATGTTTGATACAGTCCACCTCAAAAAACCTAGAACAAGAAAAGAAACGTAACAACATCGGTAGAAACCTTTCGACTAATGGAAGTGGCATGAATATGAGTAAACGTATATCAACTGATATGGTTAGACCAAGTAACGTCATCACAGGCAGTTCATCGAATTTGAATATCGAACATCCTGCTGTGTACCCAAGTTATCTACCCGAATTCTTTATTAAATTAACTACTGAAGCAGGAGATACCGTTGGAGACATGTTTATGGGTTCAGGAACTACTGGTATTATTGCTAAAAAAATGAACCGAGATTTCGTGGGCATCGAATTGGATAAGAGTTATTTCAACCTAGCAAAAAAACGAATCGAAGCGCCAACGATTGGAGATTGGTTTGAGTAAATTCACTGTTTCTCAAATTAATAAAAATAAAGCAGGGTTGTTCACGCAACAACTGCATTATAGCCCTGTGTTCCCAAAACTAACCAAACATTACCTAGGAATACATTTAGATGATGAACTAGTTGGCGTGTTGACATTAGGGTGGGGGACTCAACCAAAAGGAACAATCAAAAAATTATTTCCATCGTTAGATACCATTGATTACCTAGAGATTGGAAAAATGTGCATGACCGATGAAATGCCAAGAAACTCTGAAACACAAATGCTAAAGGCAGTTGTTAAATGGATTAAAACCAATCGACCGGATGTGACTCTACTATATACAATGGCAGATGGTATTATGGGAAAGCCTGGATATGTGTACCAAGCATTTAACTTTTGGTACGGTGGTAGTTATTGGACAGACTCATTTATGACAGAGGCGGGAGAGAAAGTACACCCTAGGTCAATGAGGGGTGTTCTCGCTGAGAATGCTGAATGGTTACGCGAAACAACTGATTGGAATAAAGAAAGATTGTTTTGGCCAACTATTGGCTACCTTAATAAAATAAACATGCGAAGAATCAAAGGGTTAATGTTTAGATATATGTATCCGTTAAACAAACGTGGGAAACAGTTGCTTAAGAAAAATGCAGATTGGCAACTAAATTCAGGTTATCCAAAGGTAACGGATTTAAAGTGGAAGGAGCAAACTATCAACGGTTACGTGGAGGTTGAACAACCTGAATTTAATTATGACAATGCAGTTATTAATAAAAAGAATATAGAACAATTCAAACAGTACGAAAATATGGAAAAATGGTTTAACTAACGTTCCACATATTATTAAAGAATCAGGACTTATAGTTTACATACAAATGTATACAATTCGGTAATTGATGGAAGTTCACTTTCCTCAATATTTGTCTTTTCTCCAAACCTAGTAAAAGTTTCTACGATTTCTCCTAAGTCATTAACGTGTTGTTGTTGATTTTTTGAATTTAACGACTTTTCTTCTTGCCACATTACATAATATTTATATCGAGATATATTTGCAAGTATGGGTATCTTGTATTTTCCATTAAATCCAAAGTACAACGTATTAGTTATTATTTCAAACTTGTTGTTCCATTCTGTGTGGTATTCACAATCATATAAAAAAGTTAACGGAATACTATAATCATCTAACATTATACTTTTAAGTTCGATTGCTTTATCTGCTACAATCTCATTGTTTTCATTAACCGTGGTATCACTTGGTTGTTTATTGTAATGTTCTATAACTAAATTGGAATCACAATCAATCACATATTTGAAAGTTTTTTTAGTTGTCAATGCACCATTATATACAACTTCATTGCCGTATCGAATGCAAACAAACGGGTAAGGTTCATTTACGTTATGATTTATGTATGGTTGTAAGGTTAATCTTAGTGTCGATTTCATTAATAGTATTTCGGTTATTACTCATTGATATATCATTATTTATTAATGTTCCTGTCTCTGAGTCAAAATCAAAATCTAGATTTTCCAGAATAGTGGTTGGAGCATTTGTGGTGTTTTTTAACTTCTTTATTTCTAAACATGCGGAAAAGAGTTGTTTTCTATAGTTTTTCTCCTCAAAAACTACATAACCCAACTCGTTGATATGTTTTTGTAAAAATATACGTCGTTTAAGACGTTCTTTATAAGTTAGTGTTGGATTATCCAAACAAATCCAATCATTGATATGGTTATTAA